GAGAGCACGGCTCTTTTTTACAAGACCCGTGAGCAAAAAGAGGCTGTTTAACAAACCATGGCTTTGACCAACTCAGAACTGGGTTTGGCGCTCGGCGTCACCGCGCAACGCATCAGCGTCCTGCGTAGGGAAGGTATGCCGACGGACTCCATCGACTCGGCGAAGGCTTGGCGTGAAGCCCGGGCTAACGTGCAACGTGCGGCGGCACCGAAGGCGGCACCCGCGCAGCTCGACGACGGCACGCTGGCCGACACGATCGCAGAACATCGGACGCTGGTCAGCCGTGCGCGTGGCGTCTGGCAGGCGGCGATGGAAGGGGGCGACCCCAACCAGGGGAAGTACCAGACCGCGTACAACCAATCGCTGAAGACGCTGGTCGCGCTCGAGGAGGAGCAGGAGCGTCGGCTCATCCTGACCAAGGATTACATCTCCGCGAAGGAAGCCGGCGAAGCGATGCGGGAGATGACTGCCCGTATCGTGAATCGCCTCGACAAGCTTGCGCTGGACGTGGCCGAAGGATGCAACCCCGAGAACCCTGCCAAGGCGGTCAAGGTGCTCGAGGCTTGGGTGCGCCGCGTAAAGGCCGACCTCTCTGCCGATGAACAAGGCTGACCTGCTCCGTATCGGTCGGGACGTCTTGCGTCCGTCGGACTCTGGCGACGTCGTCGAGTGGCTTGAGTCTAACGTGCTCGCCATCCCCGACTCGCCGATGCCCGGTCCGTTCCGCTCTGAGCGCACGCCGTGGATCGCCGAAGCCCTACGCATCGCGGCTGACCCAGAGACGAAACTGCTGACCATCCTCGCGAGCATCCAATCGGGCAAGTCCCTCTTCGCCCGCCTGCTCACCTGCCACATCATCGCCAACGCACCCGGGCCGACGATGGTGCTTCAGGCCACCGACCCCGAAGCCAAGGACTTCGCACTGCGTTACCTTCGCCCGGTCTGGAATAACTGCCCGCCCGTGAAGGCGCGTCTCTCGGGCGACGACCTTGACCGCTCGACGACTGCGGACTTCGACCGCATGACTCTCTACTGCCGAGGCATCTGGAACGAGGCGAACCTTCAGCGCCTGTCCCTGCGTTACACCATCGCCGACGAGTGTTGGATGGCACCTCCTGGGCACCTCGCCGAACTGAGCGCGCGCGTGACGGCGTTCGGCTGGATGGGCAAGCGAATCTTCATGAGCCAAGGCGGCCGGGCCGGGCAGGAGTTCCATCAGCTGCACGAGACGACCGACCAGCGTGACTGGAACATGAGGTGCCCGAAGTGCGACCACCTTCAGCCGTGGGTCTGGGAGCAGATCAGGTTTCCCGAGGACGCGAAGTCGACGGGCACGTGGGACTTGCACAAGGTCAGCGTGGGCACGACCTACGAGTGCGCGTCCTGCCGCACGCTCCTGCCTGACACGAACGCGAGCCGTCTGGAGGCCAACGCACGTGGCACGTTTGTAGCCACATCTGTCTCCGCGAACTCCGGGCACATCGGGCTTCATTGGAACTCGCTGGCCTCGATGAGCTGGGGCGAGCTTGGCGTGCTGATGCTAAAGGCCAAGGAGGCCGCAGACCAATACGGCGACGAGGAGCCTAGGCGCATCTTCAAGCAGAAGCGACTGGCGATGCCCTGGAGCGAAGAGGGCGGCGAGATGGTGGCGCTGGCGGAAGCCGCAAACTACAAGATGGCGGACGCGTGGGACGCCGAGGCCGCGATTACCCCGAAGGCCCGCGTCGTCGACCAGAAGGACGCACCCGCAGGAAGCATACCCTTCAGAAGCATGGGAGTCGATTGTCAGCAAGGGCACTTTTGGGTTTGTGTGCGTCGTTGGGCAAAGACCGGGCATAGCCGCCTGATGGCGTTCGCCCGCATCGACTCTTGGGGCAACGTCGAGGCGTTCGCCAAACAGCACAGCGTCCATCATGCCATGGTTTTAGTGGACTCAGGTTTTAACGCCTCAGAGGTCTACCGCGAGACAGCCAAGCGCAACTGGAAGACGGCCAAGGGCTCAGGCTCCGACGACTTCGCCGTCACCGACAAGACCGGGAACACCACCCGCCGCTTCTACTCCGAGAAGCAGTCCATCGTCGTCCCTGGCATCCCGCAGAGAGCCGTCCTGATCGTGCACTCGAACACCGCTGGCAAAGACCTCCTGCACGGCCTCCGCGCCCGCAAGGTCTGGACCTACGCGCTGGACGCGACCCCCGAGTACGTCGAGCAGCTGAACGCCGAAGTCCGCGTGAAGGACCGCCGGACGGGCAAGCCTCAGTGGATACTCCCGCAGGGCAAACGGGACAACCACGCCATGGACTGTGAAATCCTCGCCCTTCTGGCCGCCGTCCGCTGGGGCATCGCTGGTCGGGAAACCGCCGAAACCGACTTGCAACCGTCATGACCTTGGGCAGACTTTCCTCAAGGGTTAGCCGTTTAGTGTCGCAGGAGGAAGAAGCTTGTGGCGTGGGCTGGGCGGCTAACCCCCCATTTCTTCCAATCGGGGCAAGATAAATGGCCTCTGGACTCTTCATCGGACTGACGGAGTGCGAACTCCTCGACATCAAAGCCAAGGCGGTCGCCATGATCACCGAGGGTAAGACTTTGATGTCCTATTCAGACTCCGGCTCGTCTGCGTCCAAGCAGTTCGCGATGCCTCCCAAGGAGATGCTCGCCGAGGCCATGTTCGCCCTTTCTCGCCTCGACCCGGCGACCTACGGCGCTCGTCGCACGATCGTCTCGACCGACTGGCAGAACCGCCAGGACTAACTTTCCATGGCACCCCGCAAGAAGACCGTCCCGACCGTCAGCCTCCGCCCTAAGCAGGCGAAGCCGACCACGCCCCAGCCGCAGGCTTCCTACGGCGACTGGCAGAGCATCGGCGTGACCCGTGCCCGTCGTGCGGCCTACGGCGCCGAACCGCGTGACCTCCGTCGCGACCTGACGCCCTACGACCGCCTGACGATGGTCCGCAAGTGCCGCTGGGCCGAGCGTAACTCCGGCCTGTTCAAGCAGATCCTCGCGGACATCTGCCTCTACACCGTGGGCGACGGCATCAAGCCTCAGAGCCACGCGTCGACCCCGGAGATGCAGGAACGCTACGAGGCTTACTTCGCTGAGAAGGCCAAGCGCATCGACATCACGAACCGCTTCTCGTTCTATCAGGCTCAGTCCATCCTGCTGCGCGGGATGATCCGCGACGGCGACTCCTTCGCCGCCAAGGTCCGCAACGCCAACGGCGAAGCGAAACTTCAGCTGATGGAAGCCCACCGCGTCGGCGACCCTCTTGAAGGCAAGGTGCCCGAGGGTATGCACGACGGCATTCAGTTCGGTCCTTTCGGCGAATACATCGCCGTGAACGTCTACCGCTCCGACGGCTCGTCCCGCCAGATTCTGGCTCAGTCGATGATGATGATCGTCGACCAGGAGTACGCCTCCGGTGCCCGTGGCGTGCCCCTGCTCCAGCACTCCATCAACTCCATCCAAGACGAGATGGAAATCCTCGCCCTCGAGAAGCAGGCCGTGAAGGACAATGGCGACGTTACGCGTGTTATCGTCAAGGACCAAGGGGTCATTGATGGTGATATGGCTGCCGAACTCGGTGCCGCTAACGGATCGTCTTACGCTAACCTCGCCTCGACGATGGGTGGTAAACTTATCGCCCTCTCTCCCGGCGAATCCATGACGTCCTTCCAGAGCAATCGCCCCAACGCGACCTTTACCGGGTTTCTTGCGGCGCTCGAGCGGGATATTTCTCAAGGCGTTTTGCCGTACGAATTTGTCGGGGATAGTTCTCGCTTAGGGGGTGCTACTGTAAGGCTCATCACGGCCAAGGCCGGCCGCGTCTTCTCCAAGTACCAGACCATCATCATCGAGAACTTCTGCGTCCCGACTTGGGGCTACATCATCGGACAGGCCATCGCCGCAGGCGAACTCCCTGACGACCCGCAGTGGAACCAAGTCTCCTGGACGACCCCGAAGTCCGTCACCGTTGACGCTGGCCGTGAAGCCGCCAACGACCGCGCCGATGTCGAGATGGGTCTCCTCTCGATGAGCGAACTCTACGCCCAGCGCGGCCTAGACTTCCGCACCGAGATGCAGAAGCGCGCCGCCGATATGGTCCACATCAAGGACCTCGCGGAAGAATACGGCATCCCGTTCGAGCTCCTGTTCCGTCCGTCCAACACCCCGGTCGGCACGATCAGCGGAGACGTCGATGAAGGCCCCGAGTCTCCTGCCGGCGAAATGGAGGACGAAGGCGAAGACGAACCCGCCGACCTCGAAGAGCCAGAATCCGAAGACGAACCCAATTCCTAAGACCATGCGTTTCCTTACCAACGGACTGTCGGGCCGCGAGCCCCTACTCATCGACCCGGCCAAGGCCAAGGACCACGCCGTCCTCGCCGAGAAGTTCGGCTTCACGGAGATGCTCTCGCAGCTCTTCGGCGTCGCCCCTAAGCCCTACGTGGTCGACGGCATCGGCATCATCCCGGTCGTCGGCGTCATCGGCAAAGGCCTTTCTCCGCTCGAGAAGATGATGGGCGCCGCTGACGTGAACGAAGTCTCCGAAGCCCTCGATGCTTTCGCCGCTAACCCCGAGGTCGAGAAGGTCGCCCTGCAAATCTCCTCCCCTGGCGGCACGGTCACGGGCGTCGAAGAACCTGCCAACAAGGTGCGTAACTACGGCAAGCCGACTCTGGCCTACACCGACTCCGAGATGGCGTCTGCCGCCTATTGGATCGGTTCGGCTGCGGACCGCGTCGTCGCCAGCCCGTCCTCCACGGTCGGCTCCATCGGCGTCTACATGGCCATCCCTGACTACTCCGAAGCCGCCAAGATGGCCGGCATCAAGATGGTCGTCATCAAGTCCGGCAAGTTCAAGGGCGCCGGCATCGAAGGCACCAGCCTCGATGAGAACCAACTGAGCAACCTTCAGGAAGGCGTCGACACGATCCACGCCGAGTTCAAGGAAGCCGTGAACATGAAGCGCAAGATGGTGAAGGCCGAAGCCATGGAAGGTCAGGTGTTCTCCGGCAAGCAGGCCGCCGCCCAGGGCTTGGTCACTGGCTTGGCCGACTCCTTCAACGACGCCCTGCGTTCGTTCTGATGGCGATCAGCGTCCCCGACTACGTCCAGACTGCAGCCCGACGCGGCCTTGAGTGGCACGCCGAGGGCAAGTCCGGCGACGGCGTGACGGACAAGACCCTGCGCGAAGCCCGTGAGATGGCGGACGGCTCCGTCTCCGAAGACAAGCTGCGCCGCATGGGCCCTTGGTTCCGTCGCCACGAAGGCGACATGGACGCCCCGAACAACAAGCCTGACGGCGAGGACTTCCCTGGAGCGGGTGCCGTCGCGTGGGCTCTCTGGGGCGGTCCGACCTCCGGCGACATCATGCGTACCGCCGAATGGGCTGAGCGTAAAGTCGAGCAACTCGACCGCGAACAGTCCGCAAATAATTCCATTCCTAGCAAACATAAGATGACCATCGAAGAACAGCTGCTCGCCGCCAACGCCGCTCTCTCGGGCCTCACCGCCGAGCGCGACGACCTCCGTACCACTGTCGAGAAGATGACCGTCGGCGCCGCCGCCGAACTGGAATCCCTCAAGGTCGAAGCCGCCGCCAAGGATGCGAAGCTCGCCGAACTGACCGCCGCTCTCGAAGCCGCCGTCAAGGACTCCGAGTCCCTTAAGGCTCTCGTCGCCCAGCACGAAGCCAGCAAGGTCAGCGCCTCCAAGGAAGCCGCGAAGATCGTGGCCTCCGTCGGCGTGGCCCCTGTCGAAATCAGCCCTGCGGATAGCAAGCCTACCGCCGAGGCCGTCGACCACCTCGCGACCTTCCTGTCCTTCCCGGTCGGTTCCAAGGAGCGCAACGACTACTTCGCCGCTCACAAGGCCGCCATCATCAAGGCCGCCATCTAATTTCCCTCAACCCTCAATTATCCTAACACACCATGGCTAACTCCATCGCAAACGCCCCGGCCATCCTGGCCGAGTCCGTCATCGCTTCCCTGAAGGGCAAGCTCCCCGCCCTCCGTGCCTTCTCCAGCGTCTTCACCGCCGCTGAGTCCGGCGCCGGCAAGACCGTCCAGGTCCCCCTCATCGGC